TGTTCAACAACCGTGAGAACACGACAGAGCTCAAGTTAGAAGAGATACCGATCGGCGTGAAGTCTTTCCTCGATTGGGATTCGAAGCGACTGGGGTTCGCATGACTATCCAGGCGGGTCAACTCAAAAAGCGGGTAGCTATTGATCAGCCCATTAACACCCAGAACGAGACTGGCGAAGAGATCACAGACTGGGAACTCGTGGGCACGTTCTGGGCGCGCATACACCCGCTGGACGGGCGTGAGGCACTGCAAGCCAATGTCAACATTTCAGAGATGGACACCCGCATCACGCTGCGCTGGTCTTCCGTGCTAGATGTCATGACAACCGGCTGGCGGATTCGATTCAAGGACACGATTTATGACCTTAAGAGTGTGTTGACGTTGGAACTAGCGCGGCGCGAGATTGAAGTCATGGCAAAGAGCGGCGTGAATCTAGGCTGACATGGCGATCAACGGTTCTTACAAGGTCGAAGGCTTGCAAGCCTTGGGGCAACGCATGCGTGGGCTGTCGGACGAGATGGCGTTCAAGGTTGCCCGCTCGTCTACCAACGCGGGCGCGCAAGCGATCCGCAAACTGGCAGTGCAGAAAGCGCCAGAGGCACCATCAAATGTATCGCCGAAGGTACCACCGGGCAATCTGAAGAAACAGATTCGCACGAAGTACGTCAAGGAAAGTCATTTGACCTCGGAACATATCGTGTTCGTACGAAGCGGCAAGAAAGCATTTAACGCATCGCGCTACGGCAGCATTCAGGAATTCGGTAGCGTCAAGCAATCCGCGCAACCGTGGTTTCGACCGGCGTTTGATCAGGGCAAGGAAAACGCCGCGCACGTGATGAAAGAGAGATTACTCGCAGCGATCAAGAAAGCCGAGGCCGGCAAATGAGTGTTGCCAACTTGCCGGCGAGCCTTTTTACCGCACTAGCCTCATTGGTTTCTAACCGCGTTTATCCGCTTACGTTCCCACTGCAAACGATTCCGGTATGGCCGGCGATCAGATACACGATCGTTAGCAACGTGCCGAGCGCAGAAATATGCGGCGACGGTGGTGATCTAACCGCCGATGCAAGGGTGCAGCTTGATCTCGTGGCGAATACTTTTGCGGCATTGCGAACCCTCAGGGCATCAGTGATGACGGCGATGGTCACGTTTGCGCCGCCGGCAATCTTTGAAAACAGCACAGATGACTATGACGCAGAAACCAAAACATATAGATCGATCATGGATTACATGATCTACGCATCCAGTTAAACGAAGTTTTACCCCCAGCTTCACCCCCGGACCTCGCCTTGTGCGGGGTTTTTTATTTCTCTGAAAAGGAAACAATCATGGCAGGCGGAATCGCTCTGAAGTTTCAGGGCTCAAAGTTTTTCGTACAAGATGGCCTGGTCGGCGGTTCACCACTACCGGCCATCACTGGCATCTCAAACGCAAATCCGGCAGTCGTCACTTCAACTGCGCACGGATTTATAAACGGCGAAGTGGTCTATATCCTCGGCGTGGTCGGGATGACGGAAGTCAACGGCCGCTATTTCGTAATCGCAGGTGTGACAACGAATACATTCGAGCTTGCCGATACCGATGCGACGGGTTATGGCACATGGACTAGCGGTGGCACGTTGGATCAACCATCGCTCGGCAACTGGTGCGAACTGACAGGCTACAACGTCGCAGGCGGAACTTCAGCGGAAATCGATACCACCACGATATGTTCTACGGCGGTCGAGAACGTTCTGGGTCTGCCGGATCGTGGCTCTATGACGCTCGATTTCAACTATGCGCCGCTGACCACCATTCAGCAGTCGCTCCAAGCTTCCCAGCGTTCGGGCGACGTCATAGTGTTCCGTCTTGATCTGCCGGTGCCGACAATCAACGGTCAAGTCACCATGTTCGGTCGCGTTCAACAGGCCAGCTTCAGCGGCGCTGTTGGCGGGAAACATACCGGGTCGATGACGATTCGCCTGACGGGCGACATCTACGCCATCGCTGCTGTATGAGCAAGCGTGACGTACTCCGGGCAGCAATCGAGAACTACGTCAAAAACTCAACGCCGACTAAGGTCATCGTGCCTGACATCGGCGAGTTTTTTGTGCGGGAACTTACGCTCGGCGAAGTCGAGGCTCAGGGCCGGGATTCGGCTGCCAAGGACGATATGCATCGTATCGCCCGCGGCATTGCCCGAATCCTGGTTGACGAGGATGGTGCAAGACTCTACGACCATAACGACGCCGCTGACATCGAAGCTCTGTCGCAGGTTCCGTTTTCGAGAATGGAGAAGATTCTCGAAGCCGCTAACAAGGCGAACGGACTCGATGAAAAGGCCGCCGAAAAAAACTGACGCAGCGCCGGCGGTTCATGTTCCGCTTGGCGCTGGCCCTCGGCAAGACAGTCGGCGAACTTGAAGAAACTTTAAGCCCAACCGAGTTTCTTGAATGGCAGTTATTTAACGTTAGTTGGCCGATCGGTGAGCGTCGTCTCGATCTGAACTTCGCTCAGCTATGTGCGGTCATTGCGCAAGTTAACGGCAACCGCAATGCGCGGCCTATAGATTTCATGCTGGCAACCGATCAGCCATTGCAGGAAAACCCAGAAGAGATCTCCGATGAAGACTTGGCGGCAACTTTTGGAACCAACGTGCGCAGGATAAAGCGATAGATGGCACTCGGAAATCTTACCGTACGACTTGGACTTGACGCAGCCGACTATATATCGGGGCTCAGCAAGGCCGAAGCCGAGGCTGCCAAGTTCGTCAAGCAGCAAGAGCGGACCTCGCTCGCCATCGACAAGCAGGTCAAAGCTTTACAGGACCAGGCGGCGGCGCTTGGCTTCTCCGAGCGTCAAGTAAAGATTGCTGAACTGACACTGAGAGGAGCGACGGACGCTCAGCTTAAGTCTGCTGACGCTGCACTAAAACAAAAGGAGGCATTTCAGGAAGCAGCGAAAGCGATTGCCAATGCGTCTGCCAAAGCGAAGGCAACCACAGACGCGACCGCAGCGATCGACAAGCAAGTCAAGGCGCTACATGACCAGGTTGCCGTACAGGGCAAGTCAGAGCGGCAAGCCAAGCTCTATGAGCTAGCTCAGGCTGGCGCAACAAAAGAGCAATTGAAGTCAGCCGATGCGGCATTGAGGCAGAAAGCTGCCTACCAGGGCGCCGTGAAGTTCATGGGCGATCTGAAGGTAGCCGCAATAGCTGCCGGAGTTGCCCTAACTGCTGCCGCTGTAGGCGCTGCCCTTCTATTTGAAAAGCTAGTCGGCAAGGCAGCTAGTTTTCAGGACTTAGCAGAGAAAACTGGTGCTAGCGCCGAGGCTCTAGCTTCATTCCAAGTCGCGGCGTCGGTTACTAATACCAGCATGGATACGCTGGCGAATCTGTCCGTAAAGTTAACCAAAGGATTAGCAGGGACAGACGAGGAAACCAAGCAAGCCGCGAATGCAATCAAGCAGCTCGGCCTGAATGTTGAAGACTTCAAGAAGCTTGATCCAGCCGCGCAGTTCGAGACTATTGGAAAGCGCCTAAACCAATTTGAGGACGGGGCAGGTAAGACGGCGTTCGCCGTTGCGGCATTGGGAAGAGCTGGCGCCGATGCGTTGCCGTTTCTCAAGGAACTTGGCGCGCAGGGTCAACGTAATGTCATTTTGACTGCGGCGCAGATAAAAGCGGCAGATGACTACAAGGATTCACAGGCGAGATTAAGGGCAGAGGTTCAACTTTATGCGACACGTCTAGCGATTGATGTTCTGCCGGTCGTTCAGGATTTTCAGAAGGCGCTATTTGAGACTGCCAAACAAATTTTGGGAGTCAGTACCGAAGCCTCCAAACTGGCCGGCAATAATGGTGTAGAGGAATTCGCCAGCAAGTCAGCGCGTTCTCTTGCGGTACTGGTTGATGGTGTCGATTTAGTTGTTCGCGGATTCCAGTTAACCGGAAATGCAATCGGTGCGCTTGGCGCGCAAGCGACGCGCGTATTTGAAGGCCAACTCTCTAACTTAAAAGCTTTACTGGGTCCAATTGAGTTTTTCAAAAGCATTGTCCGTACTACTGCTGGGGACGCGAAACAGATTATTGATCGCCCTCTGCCTTCCTCAAATTTTGAGGCAGCGCAGGCAGCACGAGCAGCTCAGGCAAATGCATTTGAATCCAACTTCGTTCCTAGCAGCAGGCCGTCGCTTGATCCACGTAGATTCGGTGGCGGTGGTAGAGGCGGCGCCAATGACGCGGCCAACAAAGCCGCACAAGAAGCTAAGAAGCTACTCGACAAGCAGTTAAGCGATCTCGACAACTTCGTCAAGGCTGAAGATCGCACCCTGCAGTCGCGCGAAACGGCTCTTGCTCGTCATTACCAGAATGACCAGCTATCGATTGCATCCTACTTTGATGCGAGACGAGAGGCGCTCGAACTCAATACGCAGGCCACAGTTGCCGCGTATGACAAGCAGATCGAAGCGCTGGAGGATTTCGCCAAACGCAGTAAGAGCGCGACCGCACGAATAGAAGCGCAATCCAAGATTGGCGATGTGCAGGAAAAACGCGCCGAGGCGCAGGGCAAAGCTGCCGAAGTACAAGCGCGACTCGATGATGAGCGTAGCCGAGCGGCGCGGGCGTATGCCGATCAGGTCGACGAGTTACGCGCCAAGGTGCTTGAACTATCGAACACCGAAAGCGATGCTGCGCAAGCGGCTCTAATCCGCTTCGATATTCAGAATCGTGCGCTGACACAACGTGCTACTGCTGAGGGTGATACCGGTACGCTGAACAACATCAGCGTACTGCGGCAGCGCGAAGACTCGCAGACCCGCATTAACAAGCTTCTGCAGGAAGCGCAGCTTATTGAGGAACGCCTTGGAACGACTGAGGCTCGCCTTCATCTGGATCGCGATCTCGGCTTGCGCAGCGAGATCGCTACGCTCGATCTGCTTGGCAAGTCCAGTGTAGAAGCGGCCGCAAAATTACAGATCATTGCCGACAAGTATTTGGCAATCGCACAAGCAGATGGAAGCAAGGTGCTGATTGCAAATGCGGAGGCGTTCCAGCAAAAGATAAACGAGCTTGCAGCGGCGTCCGACATACTGGCCGTAAAAATACGCCAGACCTTTGTTGACACTGGCGCGAGTGCAATTGAAACATTCTTGAACAGCGTCGCAGATGGTAAGAACGTACTCGACTCGTTCAAGACTGCCTTCACGCAGTTTGCGAATGACATCATCCGGCAGATTAACCGTATCGCTGCAGAGAATATTGCGGACGCGCTCTTTAAGAGCGGCAGTGGCGGCGGTGGCGGTGGTATTTTCAGCAGCATTGCTGATGCCTTCGTTTCATACATAAGCGGTCTCGGCAGGGCAGAAACAGGCGGGCCTGTTTCTGGTAACACGCCTTACATCGTGGGCGAGCGCGGGCCTGAGATATTC